TGCTAGTGTTAGCACTACGTAAGAGGGGCAGGCTCCAAGAAAGGAGCGTTCCTCTTTGCTACCTCCACAGGGGGATTGACAATAATCTCATCCACCGTACGGGTGCGCGGAATGTATCCATCTTCGTCAGCAAGACTATTTTCATAGTCTTCCTGACGTTGCTGTTTACGTTCTGCATACATCACCTTACGGCGTATGTGCTTAATGTCACTCCCACTTGGAAGTGGACCCCCGAAGGGAATACCAGTCGGGTTGGTTGGGTACTCAGAAGTTCTTTCTGGGACGGGGAAGTAGTACACGGTAATGCGGTCATCGATGAACTGAAGAAGTTCCGGACCGCGATTCAACGCCTTGACGGGCAAGAACTTGGTGGGGAAATTTCGTGCCTTGCGCCCTTGGGGTCGAGTTTTGACATCAGTTTTGATGTCAGAACTCGGCTTCGGGGGCACAGTCATGATATTCCTCCGCCAGGTCCTAGACCGTCTTGCGACGTCTTTGTAGGCTTTCTTCAAGTTGACGTTCAATGGAAGCCTTACCTCCGTGTAGCCCATACCCTGTCGCCAGTTACGCTCATGCGAAGATTGAATTGCGAGCACGTCGACCAATTTCTCAGCTGTTCCAAAGCCACGGGACGTATCCCAGACACGCTGACCCGTTACAGTTCCATCCCATGCCACATCGATCGCGAGGTGGGAACGTTTCTTTTCAAGGGACAGGACCTGATTAAGGACCTCACCTTGATAAGTTTCCACCCCAGACAAATCGAAAGGCTGAAATACCGGGTACAATTTCTGTGCAACAAGGAAGTCACGACTGCTTGTAGCCCAAAGAGCTACGGCGGTCCAAGACCACCGACTACTCTTGACTCCTTTTGCCCATATACCCGAGGGATGAACCAGGCCAAAACCACCAAGTTCCCGGGGAACGAAGACACCAAGTCCATGGTTACGGGCCCGTTGGATATAGCCTGCATTCTGCCGAGTGAATTCGAGATGATAACGCTTGAAACAAGCACGATCACCTCGAACCAACTGGGCGGAGCTGGCTGTAAACGACGGTCCCATAATCATGAACCACGGTATCTTCGCCTGCGGGCGTGGTATGGCGTAACGGATCGGCGCGTCTGGAACACGTTCGGCTTTCAGCGGAACACGGCTCTTATTAACATGGCCCATACCAAGGCTGACATCGAGTACCTTCGACAGATCGGTGTATTTGAGGTCTGCGGACTGCCATTCACGGACAATGTAGGTTTGCTCAGCAAAGGTCCATCCTATCGCACTGCGATAGGATTTCGCTTTGTTAATCAAACCTCCATCGCCCGTAATAGCTCGTTCGTAGGCGTCAGATACTCGATCCGTCGAGGGAAAGACGGTGTCGTCACCTCGGAACAGCGCCATCCTGCCAAGACCAGGACTAATGATCTGCAAAGTTGCCCGGTTATAAAACGTGAGTACAATCCAGGTGAGTGGAAGTCCCATAAGGATACCACTCGAAGACCGTACTCGCTTCTTATCTTCCGGGTACTCGATGTTCATGGGTCCCAGGCAGGCAATTCCGACTCTATATGGGAGGGACTTGTGGTCCCAACCCACATGAGAACAAATAGAACCCCAAATTCCTTGAGAGATGTCGAAAGGCATCAGGTCAGAGGCACGTGTCAGATCTGCGGAATACCAACCGCCAAACATCTGAAGCAAACGTCCTTGACCAACATTGGAGGGTTCAGGTCGGAGTTCAGAGCCAAATTGATCCAGGTCGATGGCTCGCGATTCTTCCATAAGCGGCCAAATGCACCGACGGAGGCAGGAAGCAACGAACACAAGATCGGAAGGAGCTTTTGTGACGACTCTGCACTTGCCGCCAGATTCCTTCACAACAACACAAGAAACTGGAACAGGGACACCAAAATACTTTGTCACCCGCTCAAGAGCGGATTGACAGACTATTTCGATGTCTGTGTTCCGGCTTCCGGTTGTTGGAAGGGATTTGGCGTCAGGCCAGACGTCGCCATAGATCATCTCATACATAGACTCCAGCGCAGGACGTGCGGCCTCAAAGAGGGCCTGTCGCGTACCTCCTCGCATTCGCGAGAGTTCAAGGCAAGCGCCGCCCGAAAGGGCAGTGCCAACCACGCCTGGAGTAATATGTGGGAGATCTTTCAACAGCGTGCTGGTCGCGTTCACCAGAGCGTTAATTCGCTGAGGGTGCGACACCAGCTTTCGCGTCAAGTCCAACCGATGTTGTGCTCGCTGCTTAACTACAACTCCGTCACTGCATTCGGGCCCAGCTCTACCAAGCCGGGCAAGCCGTGCGAGCGTTTTGTGAAATACCCAACTGCGAGGACTCCCACCGCCTGGCCCGTCGGCAAGAAGGCCACCGAAGTACGGGACGGAGCGCCACAGCTTAATGAGATGAGGCAAGGGAAGGTCTTTGAACCGCGGATCACCGACGGCGCCGGTTCGGGCCCAAGTAGAGATCTTTTTGATCTCCGCTTGGACCCGATCGACGCCACAGTGATACGTGGTCCGAAGGAACCAACACCTTGTCTTCTCCCATGCAGCTGCGCACCGCCATCCCGCATCCTCGGGTGCCGTCTTACGAGACGCCAGTCGGTTTCGGAAGGGAATCCCCACCTGAGAGAGCGCCAAACGCCAAAGTCTCCAATATACTTGTGCTCCCTTTACCCGAGCGACCAACTCCTTTTGAGTGATTTTATCTTTTGGCACAGGTCGCCAAACTGGTCCCTTATTCGGGGAGCCGGCAGATACTGTAAGTTTTACATCATTGTAGCCGGCCTTGTGCATCTCCTCCCGGAGTGCCACATCTGGCCTAGACCAAAGGTAGCTTTTCCCCTGGAAGAGTTGCCGGAGGGGTACGGCCAGCATGCCCCAAACCATCATAGGAGGCTTATACCAACTAACCAACGGAATACCACGACCCTTCTTGTCCTGCGGACGGGCGGCGGCCAGTTTTGGCTGCCACCTGAATGCAGGTCTGATGGGAGGAGGTACCCTTGCCAGTTTTGGCTCGGGAACCTCTTCCTTGACATCAGGAAGGATAATGATATCCCATTGGGAGGTCGGACCTAAGTCTCTTATGAGATCGTTGCACGCCAGTGTAACCCCCCCGGAGTGCCACATCTGGCCTAGACCAAAGGTAGCTTTTCCCCTGGAAGAGTTGCCGGAGGGGTACGGCCAGCATGCCCCAAACCATCATAGGAGGCTTATACCAAC